ATATAGAGTATTCAGGTAGCTCTCCAATCTTTTGAGTTCCCCTATGCCTATCATCGGCTCTACCTGTTATAAGTCCAGCCTCCCAAAGCTCAACAACTGATGCTATATAGGCTGCACCTATTGCCATCTTTACAAAGGCTTGGGTTCTCCTTGTACCTCCCTTAGCTACATCACTAAGCCACTGCCTACTAAACATTGCAAGGGGCGTATATCTAAGAGCCTCTTTAAATACGTTTGTAGGAGTTGTCCTAAAAGGTATTAGGTTTCTTACAATACCTTGCACGAAAGGGTTAGGATTAGATGCAAGTTGTTGAATGACAGCAGGTAACACGTTAGCTCCACTGCTTGGAGTAGCTAACATATACATAGCCTTTTGCGTAGCTTTATCAAAAGGGTTACTATGAGTTATAGGAGATGTAAAGGTTTCTCTTTGAGCTATATCTTTGGCATTATCTATCTGTAACTTTGTAGGGTTATTTACCACGTTATCAAGATACGCTCTCATCTCTGTCTTGTTTGCAAAGGTTAGTCCTTGCTCGTTCATAGTTTCTACTGCTTGTCTATATAGCTCTCCTCTATAAGCACTAGCTTTAAAGACCTCATCTGCAAAAGTTAGAGACCTAAATATTGTCATATATCCAAACTCCCTGACCCAGTCCATTACCTCTAAAGCTTGCCTCTCACTTCTTGGTATGAGCTTACCTGTCTCAGGGTCTATCACTTTACCAAAGACGCCTGTTACCTTACCTGTTGAGCTTTCTAGCCATTTCTCTCCTACATCCGTTACAGGGCGTCCAGTAAGAAAGGCTTGTATAGCTGAGCCGTTTTTACCTTCTTTGCTAAGCTTAGCTAGCTTAACACTATCAAGAAAGCCTAGGGTTCTGCCTATGGCTTTATACTTGTATTCCCTAAAAGCTTTAGTATCCATATCCATAGCTGAGCGAATACCAAGAGCTAGCAGGTGTTCTGTCTCCCTTAAGCCTATCATTGAGATGTTGCCTAGTATGTTAGCAGCGTGCGTTGAGATACCTGAGAGGATAGCTGCTGTTCTGCCATTGAGTATGTCCTCCCACCAAGCTATATTATTAGAAGCTTTAGAGACTGCATTAGCTGACTTTTGGCTAACTAAGTAGGCATCATAGAAGGCATTAAGCTTATCATTGATTTGCTTAGCTCCACCAAGACTTGTTAAGCTACCCTCTAGCTCATCATCTGTAAGCTCTCTTATTGGGTTCTTACCTTTTAGTTTATGAGCGTTCAAGCCCCTACCTATCTCTCTGCTGATACCTTTAAAGATAGTCTGCATTCTTCCGTGTTGTGTAAGCTTTTGATATAGCTCTAAGCCAACTCTTGTATCAGACATACCTGCTTCTTTAAAAGCTTTTATCTCATCAAAGAGGTCTTTACCAAACTGAGTAATTACCCTATCAAATGCTACTACTTTAACGTTAAGGTCTTTAACACCCCTAAAGGTGTCTTTCATAATATCCATATCAACGTTATATTTATCAGCCACTTCTGATACCTGCTTATGAGTAACCTTATTAGAGCCTTGCTTTATCTCTTGTTCTATATTCTCTACCTCTTTTACTATGTCCTCTTTTGAGTACATACGAGTACTAAAGCTTTCAGGTACAGCAGGTGCTTTGATAGGCTCAGCTTCTTTTAGCTCTTCTTTAATTTCTGCCTTAGGGGCTTGAGCCTCTATTGCTTCAGTCATAGCCTTAGGCTCTTCTTTAGAAACATTTACAAAGGGGTCTTCTTTGGCTATCTTTTGTACTAAACTAGCATAAGCGTTAGGGTCTCCATTTGCCTTTGTCATTAGCATATTCTTAGAGTAGCTTAGACCTTTCATAAGAGCCTCAAAGGTAAAGCCAAGCCCTGCGCCTTCAAGCGTTGCCTTTAATCTTCCTTCTATTAAGCTATCATCCTTACTAGACTTTAAGTAGCTTGTTACTGAGTTGCTAAGTAAAGGGGATTGCTCTATAAGGTCACTTAGTCTCTGCTCGTGTGAATTAGAGAAAGTAAAGTCTGTTACAGCTCCTGCTGTCATACCCTTTACAAAAGCATTTGATATATTTAGTCCTTTGCTTACACCTGCAAATGGTAATAAAAACTGACCTATGACTTTGCCTGTATTGCTAAATGTATCAGGGGCATCCCTATATAAGGTTGTAAAGTTTAGCTTATCCTTTGTATCATCTCCAAAGTCTAAGTTCTTTTGAGCTTCTATTAGCTGAGAGAAGTCCTCTCCTCTTTCTACACCCTTATGCCACTCATTAGCTCTCTCTATAAGCTTCATAGGATTTAGGGCAGATGAGGCAGCTACTGCTAAATCCTTAGCATTGTTTAGTGCCTCTCCAAGTCCGTGTAGTGTTTGATAGCTAAACTCACTTAGATAGTAGTTAAGCTTATTATCTCTATACTCAGCATATCTAAGACCATCTAGGTTGCTTAATCTTCCTGTATTTTCTAGGACGTTAGCATCTCTAGGACTTAGATTTAATAGTCCATCTTTTTGCAAGTTCTGCCAAGCATTAGCCACCAAAACACCATTAACATCCAGCTTATCTTCATTATAAAGTCTCTCTAGCTCCTCTCTTGTTTTTACCTGAGTAGGGTCAATAATCTGCCCGTTATCATCAAGGTTATAAAGCTTATCAAGGTCTTCGCTTGTAAGTGGCTTAGCCCCTATGGCTTCACGTAAAGGGGAAGCAGTATCACTTATATTTACCTTGTGTAAGTCCTGCTGTTCCTTTAAGGATTTCATCGAGGCTTGGTTTGTTTGCAGGAGTGTTGGCTGCCCCTCCACCGCCTGCGGATTGATTTTTTGTATTTCCATTTCTCACTCCTGTTGTATCTGGTTCAGGCACATACTTGCTCCATAAGCTATCTGCAAAGAGCTGTGCCTCTTCATAAGTTATTTGTCTGCCTTCTTGAGCTGCCTTTTGTTTGTAGTCCATATATTCAGCATAAGCTTTATTAGCTTGTCTTATAGAGTAAGCATCAGTCATATTGTTTATCTTGCCTTCTATGGTCTTAAACTTAATGGCATCCTCTAGCTCTTTCATCTGTTTAGATAGATACTCTTGAGTAATAGTGCCTTTACCTAGACCTATCTTAGTATCTACATCACTATTCTTTTGAGCTATGTTTGCAAAAGCAAGTATGTCTCTGTCGTTTAGATAAGGGTTGTTACCCCACTTAATCATCCAGTCTTCTCCGCTAAGTTTAGTGGCATCTAGCCAAGCTTGATTTGCTACATTAGGGTCTGAGACTTTAGCATAACCTCCTCCGTGAGTTAGCTCTGCAACACTTGCGTAAAGCTTAGCTCCCTTTACAGGGTCTATTGCTCCTTGCTTTAACGCTGAGCCAAGTGTGTTTAAGAGGTTATATTGCGCTTTTAACCTAGCACCATTATCAGGGATTAAAGAGATGTCAGCAACACCCTTCATAATTCCTGCTAGGTTAGCTTCTCTAGCTTTTTCTTGTTGCTTTTCTAACTCCCTTCTATACTCTTCTTTAGCCTTTATACTTTGAGCTTCTAGGTTATCCATCATATCCTTGTAAGGCATAGAGATAGCGCCAGTCTTAGGGTTACTACCAACTACTGTGTCATAAAGCAGATTACCATCAGCACCCCTAAGACCTCTTAGGCTGTAAAGGATTGCATCAGCTTTCTTGAAGTTACCCTCATTTACAGAGGCTAACATCTTGTCTCCTGCTCTACTAACTACAAAGGTAGCTAGCTCATTAGGGCTAAGCCAAGAGCCTCCTTCGCTCTCTCTTGTTTGAGCTGAGATTGAGTTCATAGTCTCTTGAAAGGACATAGGGTTTAGCTCTCCCTTATCAAACATACTATCAACGTAGTAATTAACAAGTGTGCTAGTAGAGTTTAAAAGCTTTGTCTTTCTATCTTCTATGTATGCTTTGTTATAGGCTTCTTCTCCCTCTAGGAGTGCCTGTTTAGCCATAAGGATACCACTCTCACTCATAGCTCCATTACGCTCATTAGAGTTCATATACTCTTCATTAAAGACATTTTGATAGGTTTCTTTATATAAAGCATCTGTCCTTGCTCTAGGGTTTGGGTCATCTAAGAAGTAGTTGTTTTGCTTTAGCTGTTCTAAGAATTGGGTCTTTAAATCTATTGCTCTAGCTTCATCTTCAGTAGCCCTGTAACCTCTCTTGTAAGCCTCTTCAGAGTGCAAGAAGCCACCAACCCTAGAGCTATCCATCTCAAGCCTTTCGTTGGCGTCTTGCATACCCCTTAAGGTATCTTCTTTAACGTTCTCTTGGTATTTAGCTCCAGCTATCCTTACAGTGTTACCTGCAAGCTCCTTTAGTAGTCCGCCTATCCTAGCGTTTTGTCTAGCACTCTGTACGTCAGAGTTAAGGCTTAAATCAGTAGGCACATACATATTTATAGGCTGAGCTACAACGTTTGGTGCTGATGAGTTACGAGATAGCACAGGAGTTTCAACCCTCCTTACAGCTATCCTTGAGTTCTCTATTCTCATTTATTACCCCCAGTTAGATTTGAAGTTTGTAGCATAAGGGCTTCTTTTAATCATAAGGTTCTTTTGCTGAGTGGTGGTAGCTCCTGCCTTTGTAGCATTGGATGTCTCCATAGGGGTTGTACCACCTGTTTGATTTGTTTGAGTACTTTGGTTCATCATCCCTGATTGGTTCATAGCTCCATATACTGTGCTATACATCTGCAAGCCTCCCACAGCTCCTGCTAGGGCTGCTTCTAGGTGGCTAGCTCCGTGTTTCTTGTATTGAGACTGAAGGCTCTTAACACCACTTGTATATTGGCTAGATAGTCTCTCATACTCTCTAGCATTCTGAGCGTGTTCGTTCTCTTCATTTTGATTTATTACACTTAGGTCTTGGTTCTCATTAAACCTTGAGGCATTAAAGATTGCATCTATGGAGTTGCCTACTAAGCCTCCACTCTCAACCCTTAACCTTGACCTCTCTCTTAAAGCCTCAGCCTGTCTCTTTTGCCGTTCGACTGCTGCCTTATCTGATATTTGTTGGTTCTGCTCTTGTAGGGCTACTTGTTGAGCCATCATATTACTTTCTTGTTGCTTTACCTCTGCATCTATCGCCTTGTTCTGAGCTTTGTTTTGCTCTACTGTTTGATAGGCGGTAGCTGCTGCTGAGATAGCTGCCATTGCTATTGGTATAGCTATCATATAACACATATTAAAAATCTCCTTTATCTAAATGAAACTTAACAAAGAGTGTCTCTTTATCCTTAAAGGTTACATACTCTTTATCAAAGCTAAAGCCTAAACTCTTAAGCCACTTTATAGAGGGCTTGTTCTTTAGGCTCACATAGTTATAAACTCTTGTAAGACCTAGTTTAAAGAAGCAGTAAGCTAAGCCATCATAACAAAACGAGTTAGAGCTAAAGAGGTGCTTATTAAACAGCTCATCACTACATAGCACCCACACTATGCCTACCTTTTCATCCTTAGGGTCTCTAGCAACTCCACCTGCACCTATACACCTCTCATTCTCATCAAGGAGTAGCCAAGCAACTATTGAGCTATCTAGGCTATCCTTTAGAGCTTGCTTAGGGCTAATATCACTTTGTGCCTTAAGCTCATCTCTCTCTCGCTTGCAAATCTTAAGCTCCTTTACTACATCCCAATAGCAAGGCTTATATGTAAGTGTCCTTATCATAGTGGCTTATCTATTAGTGAGGTTAGGATTTCAAAGGAGACTGATTGAATGTATATAGGTTTAATGCCAGCACTCTCAATGCAGAGCTTATTATCCTTAGCTTCTCCACGAAGTATAAAGGTTTTCTTATAGATACTAGGACGTGCTGTGCTTGTTAGGTTATCCCAAAAGTACCTTAGCTTCTCTTTATCAAATGAGTAATCTCTAATGCTTACATAGACATTAGTAGCCTTAGCTAGATATATGGTAGCCCTTCTAAGTAGAGTTCTACCGTCTATTGAGCCAACTACATCATTAGTAAATTTAAGAAAGATTGGCGAGAAGTGATACTTAAATGAGTACTTATAGCCATAATGTAAGCCACCTGCAATAGCGTTTTGTAAGGCATCTTGAGTAATGCTAGATGTTATCTCAGAGCCATCATAGTACTTTCTCATAATGACATTAGGGGTAGCTAGGATTTCTCTAGCGTCCTCTTTCATAGCACTAAAAGGCTTATCAAAATCTACACACTCATAGTCTGAGCCAACTAAGCCTAAGTCTATCTTACCTAACACTCCATCTCCAAAGGCAATATAGAGCTTATTATCAAAGCAGAATATCCCTGCTACACTCTTAGCAAACGTCCATACACTCCAAGAGCTTTGGGTTTTCTTATCTCCACTCCAAGCATACTTATAGACATAGAGCTTGCTTGAGTAGTCACTTACGAATAAGATGTCTTCATTAGGCATACCTGTTACAAGGTAGTTGCTACTTGATTTAAGAAGGTCAGGCACGTGGTCTGTGACACTAGGAGCGTCATTAATCATACCATCGTTTTGTATGAAGTACTCTCTTAGGCTTACACCATTACCTCTTGGAGAGATAAAGTACGTCATCTGTCCTAAGCTTACAGGTCTTACAGAGCCATCAAATGGATAAGATAGTATTGGTGCTACGTTTATAGTCTTTGATGAAAGAGGGTCATTACCACTATTAAGGATAAACTGCTGGTCGTCTCCAAATATCATAAGGTTATCCCTACTTGCCTTTGCATAATAAAGCGTTGTTACAGAGGTTGAAGGCACATCAACATCTATTGGAGCGTCATCAAGGGCGTCTGTAACAGTACCTGCAAAGAAGTTAAAGAAGTCTCCAACCTTCGTAAGGCTAACTGATTGTCCGCTTAGTATGCCAAGCCTATTAGAGAATAAGAATATATCATTAATGGTATTATCTACAAAGCTTGGGTTTGGGTTAGAGTTCTCATCTCCCACAGCCCTATCAGCCCAAAGACAATACTCAAGTGCAAAGTAAAGACCAAGAGGGTTGTTATCACTTCTATACCTAGCTATGTCTTGTTTTCTTATTAGCTGAAGTGGCATAGTAGAGTTATCAAACTTATGGTAGCCATTAGGCTCTCTATACTCTTTCCATACACCAGTTGAAGCTATCTTCTTACCTTCTTTTAGGTAACTCTTTTCATATCTTACCCAGTATGTACCCTCATCGCTATCTGTCTTACCTACTATCTGAAGCACAAAGCCATCAGGAGCTTTTGGAGGTAAGGCATTGAATGCTTGTGCTCTACCTTTAAAGGCTTTAAGGGCTGCGTCTCCCCAACTATCCCCAACCTCTATGGTAAAGTCTCCTTTATCCTTAGCCCAAACTTCTATAACAGCACCATTTAATGACGTCTCAAATATCCCTCCAGCTCCTGCGTTTATCTGACTTGCAAGATTAGCTGCTATTGTCTCTGTTCTATAAGTGCTACCTTGATTGGTATTACCTGATTGATACGAGGCATTGACTGTGGTGCCTCTTTTAGTAAGGACAACCCTGTAATTCTGCTCTGCCACACCTTTACTTACATAGATGATAGCTCTTTTATCATACTCTGAAAGGCTGGTTGTGTTGCCTCCTGATATAGATTGCTCCATCCACCCATCTACTTCTAGTGTAAAGGCTGTACCATCCACCTTTCTAAAGTAAAAGGTAGGTCTGCCATTTTCAAAAGGGATGTTTGGCTGAGTAGCAGAGAAGCCTGTACGAGCGTTGATTTGGTCTCTAAGCTCTTGAGCTATATCATCAAGTGTCTCTGCTTCTCCAGTATCTCTCTTTTTACCATCTACGTGTGTATAGGTTGCTAGAGTAACTCCATCTACCTTTATATAGTATGTATGGGTCATATCTAGCCTAGCATTAATGGATAGCTTTACCATAGCTGACATATCAGAGTTTGAAGTAAAACTATCTACAACCTGCTTCATCCTTACAACCCTTCGCTTATTAACAATAAAGGTGTAGTCTCCTATGGTTGTCATAGCTATATCATTTTGTGGAGACTTTGTTGTTATATAGTTTTGATGTTGCGTTACACCTTCTACTGGATACTCAAACCCCTTTAGGTTCATAACCTTTAGGTCTCCTTTGGCATCTAGCTTTATAATATATCGCTCATCTTCGTCTCTGTTTATCGTATGCCAAAAGGGCTTAGCATAACCTAGACCTGAGCTAATGATACTCACAGGGGGTCTTTGGCATAGTCCATAAACTAATGAGCTTATAGCATTTTCTTGGTAGTTGCCTTGCGTCTCAAGCCTAAGCGTTGGAGCTTGCTGGCTCATACCATTAAAAAGCCCTGCGTAGTGTTTAGTTATTAGTGTTTGCATTTGTTACCTTTAGTCTGTATTTAGGTCTTACGCTAGATGTGACAGCTTCAGGGTTGTTCTCCTTATCTAGTATCCTAGAGACACTCTTAGAGTTCATAAAGGATAGTGGAGCTAAGCTTTGACCTGCTAGGGCTTTAGCTCTTACAATCATCATCTCATCTAGTACGTACTTTCTAGGGCTGATAATAGCTGTTGGCTGATGTAAGAAGCTTGCTTTATATCTTGCATAGCTAAATACTGCCTCAGGTATCTCACTATCTTCTACACCCTCTTCAATGCCTAGCTCAATCTTAACCTCTCTTAAGGCTCTGTTGTAGAGTGCTTTAGGAGCTATTAGGTTTGTTATTAGGCTGGCTTCTGCATTATCCATATCCTCAGTTGTAATAGGTCTTTGAGCTTCAGTAGGTATAAGAATGCTTTGAAGTCTAAACATAGTCTTGTTAAGGATGTAGTCGTTTATGACAGAGTTAAACTCACTTTGTGTATAGCCATAGGTAGCTATAAACTCATCTGAAACTTTTGCATAAAGCTCAGGTGGATACAATCTATTTGCTATTATTGCTAAGCGTAAATCAAGCTCGTTTTGGTTCTTTTCAGCGTCTGATATGACATAGTTATCAGGATTTAGGATTGACTTTTGAAAGTTATAACTAGCTAAGGTTCTAAGAGTTTGTGTTATATTACTAGAGTTACTTAGGTCTGTTGGGATTACATTACTAAAGCCATAGATTGCAAAGAGCTCTTTAGCTGTGGCTTCTAGCACCTCCAAAGGTACTTCTCTTCTTGTTATAAGTCTCTTCTTAAAGTCTTGATAGCTTTGCTCTACACTCTCAATGCTTAGTGGATATTCATCAACCTTAGCAAAGAGTATGGCTTCAAGCTTGATGAGTGCTAGGTTTTGCTTTAAGCTCTTAGGCACAAGGGCACTAAAGCTGTAAAGCTCGCTTAGCTCTGTATCAACTTCTGCTTGGATGTTCTTAGGTATTAGCTTCTTTCTTATGATAGCTCTTTTGTTATAAGCTTCATCCTCTGCGGTAAATTCGTGTAAGACTTCACTTGATACTACGTTTGTTTGAAACTTACGACCTGCAACTGCTACAACTAAGTTATAGACCTCTATTGGCATACTATTAAGTGTGTTTATACCATTATAAGCAAAGTCATCATTCGTATAAGGTAACTCATCTATTGCGTTTTGAAGCATACGTTTAGCCATTAAGGCACTAGGGTCATTCATATCCTCTAGCATCTCTTGACCTACGCTTAACAATATTGTATTTACTGCGTCCTTTATTCTATCGTTTGGCATTATTTCTCCTTATTTTATTTTTGACAAAAAGGGGAGCATAACGCCCCCCTATGTTATGCGAATGAGCCTGATGGGAGCTTGCCTGCTCCAACTCTATTCTTATCGTGGATTACTTGAGCCCAGTTAGCTGGCAAGGCTGCTTTACGGATTTCAACAGCACACTCAGGTCTTAATACACCCATACCACAAGCTAGGCTTGCTCTAGTCCAAGTACCCATACGACCATCATCATCCCATATCTTAGTAGTGATGTCTCCGCCTTTTAGCACACCAACTGCTTCATTAGTACCTACAAAGGCAATAGTACCTTCACAGTTAATACCATGATATTCATCATAGAATTCTTTATTAGCTGGTTTTGTTGCATCAACGTTTGGTAGGTAGTTGTGATAAGTTAGTGGGATGCCACCAATCTTAAACACAGTACCTTCTGCATAATCTCCTACGTTGCCATAGTCTTTGTTTAGCAAGGCTCTGTTTTCGATAATCTCAAAGTATGTATCAGGGCTTGTAACAGCAAAGATTTCGCCTGTAACGTTCTTTTTAATTAGCTCTTTCTTAGCAGCTATCAAAGCCTTAGCAAACGCATTAACTCTTGTAGCAAGGTCAGCGTTAGCTAGGTTTGTATCAACTATTACAGAGCCACCATCATATTCATCCATAACGTTCTTTAGACGAGCTGCTGTGATAAACTTCATCTGAATGTTGCGGTCATACTTTTGAGCTAGGACTTCTCCCATCTTCTTTGTATATTCTTTACGTGCATCGTAATGCAACATACTTTCATTGAAATCATCAGTAAAGAAAGATGATACCAATGGTCTATCAAGAGTAAGCTCTGACTTATCGTGAGCTACCTCTGAGCCTTTGATATGTTCGCCTGCGTTATGGTAGTAAGCACCTATGCCACCAATGTGCTCGAAGCGTAATGACTTAGCACCATTTATCTCTTTTCTTTGGTACTTACCCTCCATAGCTACGTTTTTCTCAAAGCTAGATAGGATTTCTCCAGTTACCTTTTCTACTAGAAGCTCTCTATCATTAGCCTCTAAGCCACTAAATGAGCCGTTCTTGCTACCACTATTTAAAGCTGTTGCTTTATCCATCTATGTTCTCCTTGTTGTTATTGTTGTTTGAAGCCACCAAGCCTTAAAGTGTTGGCTAGCTTTTCATCTACTTCTGCTCTGTATTGAGGGCTTTTGTTATACCTCTCATCAGAGATTGCATTGGCGTAGTCTCTTCGTGTTAGAAATGTATCGTTTCTAAGACCTCCGCTACTTGTCTCTCCCATAGTTAGCTTAGGCTTACTTGTGCTATTTAGGCTCTTTCTTGCATACAAGCCCTTAATGGCAGCATTCATTCTTCTTTGGTTGCCACTATTTATAGCCTCGTTATAATCCTCTATCTCATCTTCTGTGAGGTTCTCGCTAGCCCAAGCTATCATATCTGTATAGCCCTGCTTACCACCAACTAAGTTATAAGCTTGATTGGCTGCTTGTTCTGTTACGTAAGCTGAGGCTACCTTTAGGTTTTCTATATAGTTATCCACTAGGTTCTTAGGGAAACTCTTATATAGCTCCTTACGTGATGCCTCTCCAATATCGCCTGTATATCTTAGTTCGTTCTCGTATTTTGAATAGTCGAAGTCTTCGCTAGGGTCATAAGTCTGTTTAGGAGTATCTTGTGGTTTATCTGTTGTGATTTTAAGACCAGCATCTTGTCCGTTGTCAATGGTCTTAGCACTAGCTGTTTGAGAAGGTATCTCTGTTTTGCTTGGCTCAGTGCTAGTCTCAACGTTAGTATCCACCTCGTTACCAATAATGTTATCACTCATTACTCCTCCTTAAAATCTAATGATTACCTGAGTATCATCAGTGTTCTCCACTGGATTAGCTTTACCCACCTTAAACTCTTCACTCTCACTAAAGCCTTTAGCTTCTACTGCTAGGCTATCCGTGTTAGACTTAGGTGTCTCTTTGGTATTCTCAGCTTGCTCTAGGTTCTCATTGTTCTCTTGTTCGTTCTTGCTAGTATTCTTAGCCATTTATATCTCCTTGTTGCATTTGTGTCATTTGTTGC